TCATGGAAAAGGCAATTGGGACACAACAATATGGCGCAATATAGACCAGCAACAATAGATGAAGCAGTAGAAAGCGTTTTAAGATGTATATTGTTAGAAAGCAGGCGCAGTCAATTAGCATGGTTTAGAAAAGAGTATGGGGATCAGTTTGCAAATGAAGTAGAGCAACTGGTTAAACGTAAATGGAAAGCTAAAAAATAATTTAATGGAGAGATTAAATGAACATAGAAACTTATTACGATAAATTAGAACGAAATAAGGAAATTAAATATCAAGTGTATTTAACCTTAATGCATACACCTATGTCAGTTCCACAAATCATGGGTAAATTTAAAGTTAACAGAAGCAATGCACAAAGCATGGTAAGGATTTTAATTGATGGTGGCCATTTAGACTTCAGTACAGGAATGAATTTAGAGTCTGGTCGTAAAGTAAAGATTTATCATTTTACAGGTCTTGAATACACCAAAAAGACTCGTGCTGATTTTATTGAATACGTTTCACATCAATATCAAAAACCAGCAAAGCCAATTAAAAAAGAAAGCTGGTATAACCCTCATGCAGTTGTTCATAGATTGTTAGATAAACCTAAACAAGAACCTAGCCCTAAAATTAAAGGCAAAAGTGCTTATCGTGGTATTCAATCATCATTCAACATGATGGAGTTTGCATTATGACTAATAAAGACGAAGCAATACACAAAGCATTAAAAGTTTTGAATTGTTTAAACAACGACAGAGTATATGAAACTGCATGGGTAAAAGGTGCGATTAATGCGTGTGAAGAAGCAGTAGATACTTGTGATAAATGTGGAATGTTGAATTGTGAATGTGGAGAACATGATGACCTCTAAAGACGAAGCATTAAAGATGGCGATTGAATACTTTGAGTTTGAACAAAAAGTATGGGCTGGTTTAAATAAAGAAAATTATTATGACAAGCCAATCAACGCTTGCAAAGAAGCACTAGAACAACCAACAGTCGCAGAGTTAAACAATGAATACTTGCGTGATACCAATGTGATTGGACTAGAACAACAAGCGCAAGAGCCTTTAACTAGGGCACAACAAGTTATTCGTGCAAATAATACCGCACAACCAACGCAAGAACCTGTGGCTACTATTCAACAATTTGAACGTAAGTGGATTGACAAAGAAGCACTAGAACAACCAGCAGAACCAAGATTAGTGTCATACGCACTTGATGGTTCTACTTGCACATTAAACATTGATGGCGAGGAAGTTTATTTTAATCGTGAACAATCAGCGCAAGAACCTGTGGAATTGGATGAAGCATTAAAGCATTGTAATGGTAAAGATTGTAATTGCTATGCTTATTATCAAGGCGAATGTGCTTGTGATGCAGATTGGACACCTGAAGAAGTAATAAGATTGCGCTATCAATTAAAAAACACCCACCCTCATCAATGGCAAAAATTAACGGATGATGAGATAGAAGTTATTGATGCCGATTGTTGGATATATCCTGCAGATGGAAGTGAAATATTTAATCACTATAAATTTGCCCGTGCTATTGAAGCCAAAGCAAAGGAAAAGAACACATGACTAATGCTACCCCACTTACTAGAAAGCAATGGCTAGAACTTTTGCGTAAGTTATGGCAAGAGTCATTCTTGAAAGAATTTTATGAAAAAGAAGATTCTAAAGATGGCTTGCCTTTAATATCTAAAAAGGAAAAGAATCATGATAGCTAAACATTTTAGCAATAACTTACATGATACTTACGATGATTTAGGCAGATTTAGGGCATACAAACTATTTAATAAATACTTTGACGTTGAGTTACAAGACAACCAAGACACTTACGGAGTGGATTTAGTAGCTTACCGAGATAATCAAAAGGTTGGTTATGTTGAAGTAGAAGTTAGAGCTGCCTGGGATGGATTATTTCCGTTTGACACATTAAACATCCCATATCGTAAAAAGAAGCTACTTGAAAACGATTTGCCGACTGTTTTAGTCGCTTTTAATAAGCAAGGTACACTAGCCTATATCTGCAAAGATATAACTGTTTTAAACAGCCCTGTGGTTGAAATAAAGAACAAATACATGGCTAAAGGCGAGATGTTTTACCAAGTGTCATTAGATAAAATAAAGCTAGTCACATTATGATTAATAACTTTAATCTTTCAGCAAGCAATCTGCCTTACTTTATAGCTAAATTAAAAGACCTAGACTTGTCACAAGGCTATGTGGCTAATGTAAAGCTACGTCAATCTACCCGTACAGGTGATCAAAACTCACTATATTGGAAGTTTGTGGAAGGTTTTGGTAATCACTTTGGTTACGATAAAGACTTCACTCACGACTTATTGCGATTTAAGTTTTTGTTTGAAATCGTTACGATTGATGGTGAACAGCATAAACGATTGTTATCTACAACCAAATTAAAAACTAAAGAGATGTCGGAGTATATGGAACATTGCTTTAGATATGGGGCTGAAAATGGTTATCTCTTTGAAACAGCCTAGACCCAAAACCTGTAAAATATGCAAAGTTAAGTTTAATCCTGTAAGACCATTGCAAATGGTGTGCAGCCCTAATTGTGCCTTTGAATACTCTAAAAAATTACGAGTTAAATCGGACAAATTAATTAAACAAGTTACTAAACTAAAATTAAAGACTAAATCAGAATGGTTTAAAGAAGCTCAAGTAATATTTAACCAATTTATTAGATTAAGAGATAAGAATGAACCCTGTATTAGTTGCGGAACTATATCAAATGTACAATATGCAGCTGGTCATTATCGTAGCGTAGGATCATCACCAGAATTAAGATTTAATGAATTAAATGTACATAAACAATGCAATTCATATTGCAATAATCATTTATCAGGAAATATTGTGCAATACAGAATTAATTTAATTAAAAAAATAGGATTAGAAGCTGTTGAGTGGCTTGAAGGCAAGCATGAAGCAAAACATTACACTATAGATGACATTAAAGAATTGAAAAGAATTTATAGGGAAAAAATAAAAGAATTAAATCAAAAACAAGTATAATTAATTGTGGTCGCAGGAGTGCGGGTAAGTGATAAGATGCTAACTCATCTGTCAGCCACATTACTCACTCAATGTTAGTTAGGACACATCATGATTACACAATCTGAATTAAAAGAAATTTTGCATTACAACCAAGATACAGGAATTTTTACATGGTTAAAATATAAACAAAGACCATCAAAAATTGGATCAGAAGCTGGATGGGTTAGAAAAGATAGTTATAAAGCTATTTCTATAATGTCCAAACAATATTTTGCTCATAGGCTTGCTTGGCTATATGTAACAGGTAAACATCCAAAAAATCAAATTGATCACATAGATGGAAATAAATTAAATAACAAATTTAGCAATTTAAGGGAATGTACCGCAGCTCAAAATAGTCAGAATTTTAAAAATTCTAAATTTACTAATAAAGCGCAATTACTTGGTGTAAATGTAAAAGGTAAAAAATTTAGAGCTAGAATTGGAATTAATAAAAAAGTTATTACTATAGGCACGTTTAATAATGCTCAAGAAGCACATAATGCCTATTTAATAACTAAAAGAAAACTGCATGAGTTTTGCACTATTTAACAAAAATTAAACTACTTGACACCGAGAATAGTTAAACTACAATTAAGTTACTGCAATTAGGCAGACTTTTTAGCTAAAAGGATTAATCATGGCAAACCCAAATAGTACCGCTGGCATCCCAGCAAAAGGTGTAGTAGTACCTAAGTCAGCAGGTAAAGCTGATATGTCTGGCGAACGCAAAGGCCGCATCGTTGGTGGTGTAGCTGAAGGCAAAGAAGATGCAATTGGTAAAGACAGTGAATTTAACACAGGCCGCACAGCTGGTGTGTGTTATAACCACGAACGTACTAACTACAAAAAAGACTTTTAATCAAGTCGTAAACCCTGAGAGCCATCACTCTCAAGGCTTACTAACCACAACTATGGAGAGATAATCGTGGCTGAATCAAATACTAAACAAACTTGCTCAAGTTGTCTATTCTTTACAGGTAGCGGACATTTAGGAACGTGCAGACGTTACCCACCCACTACAACCAAATCTCCTAATGAATGGTGTGGCGAACACATTAAACTTATTCGTAATGTTGAATATGTTGAACCTGAATTTAAATCAGTATTTCCTATTGAAGTAAACTGTGATGAGGAATTGCTGTTTATACCTAAAAAACGTGGAAGACCTGCTAAAAAATGAAATTCAAACCATTACAAGATAAAATAGCTGTAAGACCAGACGTTAGAGAATTGTCTAGCGTACTCATTGTTGAAAACAAAGAAGTTGAAAACATGGGGACAGTCGTTGCAGTTGGCCCAGGCAAAAAAATATCAGATACCAAGCGTGAGGATATGCCTGTAGAAGTTGGTGCTAGAGTGCGTTTTGGTACAATGAACGACAATCACCAAGACGAATATCTTAAATACTTTCCATTTACAGAGGATGGTGTTAAATATTTGGTCATGTCGTGGCGTGATGTTTGCTTTGTAGAGGAAGGGGAAAGCAATGCCGCTTAAAAAAGGAACTAGCGATAAAACTCGTCAAAAGAACATTGAAATTGAAATTAAAGCAGGTAAGAAACCATCACAAGCTGTAGCAATTGGTTACGCTGTGCAAAAAGAATCAGTTAAAAAGAAAGGTAAAAAATAATGGCTATCAAACTAGAATTAGAATTACAAGAAGTAGAAGCAGTGCTTAAACATATTTCAGCAGGTATTTATGCTGACGTAGCTCAATTGATTGCTAAAATTCATGGTCAAGCATTACCACAAGCATCAGCAGCTATTCAAGCACAAGTAACAGAACCTGTTATTGCTGAACCTGTACCAGAACAAACAGAACCACAGGCTTAATATGTCAGCACCTAACATTTATTTGCCTTACCCTATTCCTCAAAGTGATGCTGAAATCAAAGCAGACATTAACACTTTAATTTATCAACCTGGTGTACCACAGGAACTTCAAGACCAATGGACTAATCTAAACAATAGCCCAGAAGTGCAAGCTGATATTAATGAAGCTGAAGCTAACTCTGACTCAATGGCAAACGAATGAAAATAGAACAGCGATCAATTAAAGACTTAATTCCTTACATCAATAACAGTAGGAAACATTCTGATGAGCAGGTGGCACAAATCGCAGCCAGCATTACAGAGTTTGGCTGGACTAATCCTATTCTTGTTGATGGGGACAGTGGCATTATTGCTGGTCATGGTCGCTTACTTGCTGCTCGCAAGCTCAAGATGGATAAAGTACCGGTTATTGAATTGGCGCATTTATCTGATGCTCAGAAAAAAGCCTTAATCATTGCAGACAATAAATTAGCTTTAAACGCTGATTGGGATTTTGAATTATTAACGTTAGAACTTAAAAACCTAGCTGACGATGACTTTGATTTATCTGTATTAGGCTTTGATGCTGATGAACTAGCTAAACTATTAGAGCCAGAACAGATTGAAGGATTAACCGATGAGGATGCTGTTCCTGACGTTCCTGACGAGCCTATTACAAAGTTGGGGGATATATATCAGCTAGGTAATCATCGTTTGATGTGTGGCGATAGCACAAGTATTGATGCTGTGGATA